AAGATGTTTGCTGCTGATAAATCTAAATTTATAGAGCCAGTAGCAGGATCTGTAGTGAGCATAACCTCACCGTATCCTTTAAGATCGCCTGTAATATCACCAAAAGTTACATCGCTTCCATTTTCAATTTTGTCTGTGTTCAAATTCTCAAAGTTAGCATCCATTTCTTCTGTAGTGAGAGCCCGGTCAAGATCCTCTCTTTTGACAATAGTAGCCATATTTTTAATTTCCTATTAGATAAATAGAGTATTATTTTAAGTTATTTATAACAGAAAAAGATTCAGTAGATGACATATTCAAAAGAAGTTTATTCAGGAAGATTCCAGCCGAGAAATCCTGCGAAGTATAAAGGCAATGTTAGACAAATTACTTATCGCTCCAGTTATGAATTAAAATTCATGAACTGGTGTGACCTCAGCGATTCTGTGTTAGAATGGGGCAGTGAAGAGATAGTCATACCTTATCGTTCTCCGCTAGACAATAAAATACATCGTTACTTTGTAGATTTTATTGTAAAGATACGCAGCAAAGATAAAGTAAGAATGTGTCTTGTTGAGGTGAAGCCAAAACGATTCACACAAGAGCCTAAAAAGCCCTCTCGTAAAACAAAAAGATTTATCAACGAAGTCAAACAATGGGGAGTCAATCTCGCTAAATGGGAAGCCGCCAAAGAATTCTGTCTTGACCGCAACTGGGAGTTTATGATTATAACTGAGAAAGAACTCGGTATTTAGTTATAAATAGTCACATGGCTAATCCTTTTGAAAATATAAGAACAAACGCAGGCGAACAAGATCGTTCTTTTCGCTGGTATCAGGACAATGTTCGTAAAGTTGCGAGTAACATTACTTCGTTCAGCAATGCGTCAAAGTCTGATCTAGGAGAGTTTGTAACAAGACTCGAACCTGGAAACATGTACATGTATGTTTACGATCCCAAGTACAAAGATTCACTTCCGTACTGGGATCAGTTTCCGTTGTGTCTACCTTTCGATGATATATCAGGCGGGTTTGTAGGAATCAACATGCACTATTTGCCTTATCTACAACGAGCAAAGTTGTTGGGCGAATTGTTAAACTACACTGACAAGAATATAAGCGAGAAAAGTAAAATAGAAGTGAGCTGGAGCGTACTAAAAAACTTTGGTAAGTTCCCACAAGTAAAGCCATCAGTAAAGAAGTATTTGTATAGTCAAGTGAATAGTAGATTTTTTAAGATAAATCCAGAACATTGGAAAGCAGCAATATTTTTGCCAACTCAAAACTTCGAAGGCGCTTCACAACAAAAAGTATACAGAGACAGTAGAGACATAATCAATGGCTAAGTCACACACAAAACTACAAAACTTTTTATCTCAAATACGAACTCAGAATACTCCTAGGTCCGACAGGTTTGAAGTCGTATTCAATTTGCCCCCAGGACTTCAAGGATCTCCAGGATTTACACGGTCACTGAGTATTTATTGCGAGGAGGCTCAAATACCGGGATTAGCCGCTACTAATCTACCTATTAAAATAGGAGCTTGGACTGAGTATAGAACTCAGAATGTTGAATTTTTAACAACAGAACTTTCCTTCACGTTTTTATGTGATGAGCTTTGGTCTGGCAGAGAAGTTTTTGAAGACTGGATAGCGCTTGCTGCAAATACTAATAGCAAAGAAGTTGGATTTTACGAGAATTATGTAGCAGATATAACAGTAAAGTCATTGAGTACTCAAGATGATGTATTGGCGTCTTGGAAAGTCATTGAAGCCACACCTAAATTAATCAATCTAATTCCTGTCTCTTGGAGTAATCAAGGAGTTATCAGAATGTCAGTGTCTTTTGCTGCTAAGAGGTGGGAAAGAGTTTATGATGAAGTAGGTATTGAAGCGATAGGCGATCCAGCACAGTATACCGACGAACAAAAAGCTAAGTCTTGGTTTGATGCTCTAAGCGGGAAAAGTGACTTCTTTAGCAAGCAGCAGGGACCGAAGCAACCAAACAGTTAATATTTAAAATTAATTCATAGTGATTGGAGAATATAATGGCATTACCGATAATTGATGTACCAACTTTTGATTTAAAAGTACCAGGAATAAAAGAAAAGATTAAATTTAGACCTTTTCTAGTAAAAGAAAATAAGATTTTAACACTGGCAGCAGCATCAGAAGTAATAGAAGACATGTATTCTGCATGTTGTCAAGTTATAGAAAATTGTTCTTTTGGTGAATTAAATTCTAAAGATTTGGCAATGTATCAAATACAATGGATATTCATACGCTTGCGCTCTAAATCTATTGGAGACACACAGTCTTTTATTTTGAGTTGTGGCAAGTGTGAAAATAAAATTAACTATGATATGAATTTATCTGACTTTGAAATTGTAGGAGATTACGAAACATCTGAGAAAAAAATAGAACTTTCTGAAACGACAGGTATTGTGTTAAAGTATCCATCAGCAGAAGTTCAAATTAAAAAAGATCAATTAGACGATATTGAATTACTATTAAATTCAATATCTTACATTTATCAAGATGAAGAAATCGTAACACCAGAAGAAGAGACGATTGAGGAAATGCTAGAATTTGTATCAAATTTACCTTTGAGTGTATTGAACGAATCAGCAGAGTTTTTTCAAAATATACCAACACTATTGCATAAAGTAGATTATGAATGCACAGAATGTGGCACTAAAAATGAAATATTAATAA